TAACAAAAAATTAACTGCCTCCCCAGTTATTTACATGTCTAGAATTCCAACTCTGCTCGTTTGTAGAAAGCCTTCTTCTCAACTTCCAAATCCAAGCCTTTAACCAAAATTGGCTTTTGTTCATCCAAAAGAAAGGAGCGCTCATGTCTCATCGTAAAATCGTTGTCGCTCTTGGAGGAAATGCCATTCTTTCCACAGATCCATCTGCTCAAGCTCAAGAAGCCGCTCTGGCAGAAACAGCACGCCATCTGGTGAAACTCATCCAAAATGGTGATGAATTGATTATCACCCATGGCAATGGACCGCAAGTTGGTAACCTTCTCCTCCAACACCTAGCAGCGAATTCCGAAAAAAATCCCGCCTTTCCTCTCGATTCACTTGTTGCTATGACAGAGGGTAGCATCGGTTTTTGGCTCCAGAATGCTCTGGAAAATGCTTTACAGGATATTCATCTTGATAAAACTGTCGTTTCTGTTGTCACACAAGTTGTCGTGGACAAGAATGATCCTGCCTTTCTCAATCCAAGTAAACCCATTGGTCCATTCTACTCAGAAGAAGAAGCAAAAGCAGAAGCTGAACGACTTGCAGAGATTGAACAATTGGCCAAAGAAAATGCAAATGCGCATATCAAGGCTTACGATGCTGAAACAGGCGAAATTTTGGAACAGGGTACAATTACACCAAAACCACAAAACAACGTGCGAGAAGTGCCAAAATTTGAGCCTAGCGAGCCTTTAACAATTGACTTGCGTTTGATATTGCATGGTGGGAAATCTCAGTTTGATCAGTTGAAAGAATGGCTTGAGGATAACTTTATCAGTTTTGAAACTTTGGAGGGTTAGGTGGAATTTAGAAAGTATCAACTTATTTTAGAGTTTGAGGAGGCTAATAGGCCTCTCACACAAATTGAAAAGAAAAGCCTTGCTATTTACTCTATCGAGTATTTAAAAGCGGGGCTAGATAGCTTAGAACGTGAATATTGCAACAGGAGGTATGCACAATGAAATTTAATGAACTGATTGAAAATGTAAAAGGATGGTCAACAGCTAAGGAACTTGACAAAGCAAGCCCATTATCTCAAATGCTCAAACTCAATGAAGAGTGGGGGGAGCTCAATGGTGCTACAGTACGAAAGGATAAGGAAAAGATAGCTGATAGCGTTGGAGATATGATGGTTGTCTTGACTATCCTAGCTCAACAGATGAACTTTTCTAAAATCCATTTGTCTCTCAATCCAGATGAGAACGGACAGCATAACTTTCATTATGTAGATCAGTGGTCAGTAGAGTTACTGTACTTGCACATTGCTAATGAAATTGGGTTGATTGCGCGTGGTTTGGTTGATGTTTCAACTAATACAAATCGCATTAACGCACGCACTCAAATTCAGTTAAGTAGCCGTAACATTGCTATTTATCTGGTGTTTGTTGCTAAGAAATTTGATTTGACTTTGACAGAGTGCCTTGAATTTGCATGGAATGAAATCAAAGACCGTCAAGGAAAGATGGTGGATGGTGTGTTTGTTAAATCTTCTGATTTAGAGGAGGTGCAAGATGGCACAAAATAAATATTATGTATCGGCTAAACGGGATAACCTAGACTTAGGGATGGTAGTTGAGGCTGAAAATTACTATATGGCTGCTGTAAAAATGTCATCGTTACTATGGGATGAGTTTAGTCTTGATGATGTGATTGTTACAGATGTTGAGGCGATGGAGGTAAAGGATGATAAATAACGTTGTTTTAGTAGGGCGACTTACAAGAGATGCCGAACTGAGATACACGCAATCTAATATTGCGGTTGCTACGTTTACTCTTGCTGTAAACTGTCCATTTAAGAACGAGGCTGGAGAGCGTGATGCTGATTTTATCAATTGCGTTATCTGGAGACAGTCAGCTGAAAATCTTGCTAATTGGGCTAAAAAAGGCTCATTGATTGGTATCACAGGAGTAATTCAAACACGTAGCTATGATAATCAACAAGGCCAACGTGTTTATGTCACAGAGGTTGTTGCTAGTAATTTCCAATTGCTAGAAAGTCGTAACAGTCAGCAAAATAATCAAGGCCATCAAGATCATCATGGCGGTTATCAGCAACAGGGTTACAGCAACCAGGGCAGTTCTTTCCAAAACGGAAATAACACAGGGAACAATTTCCAAAATGGAAATAGTTACGGACAACAAGGTAGTTTCTTTGAGGGGAACACAACAAATCCAGTTCCTGATTTCACCCATGATAACAATCCATTTGGCAGACCGACAAACCCATTGGATATCAGTGATGATGATTTGCCGTTTTAGAAAGAGGTGCTGAATGGAATTTATCAAAGTTAAAGTGGACTTACAATGCCCATTTTGTGGACACTGTAAGGTGGTTAAGGTAGGAGCGCATCGCAAGGCTATTACTTGCCCATCGTGTAAACAAGCTGTTTTCTTGTCGTGGGCAACTGGTATCGAGGGGGAAATTGATGAACATGGTTATTATTTCCATGCCGTCGAGCCTTTCAATATCCGCAAAATTAATCAAGAGTTTCAAGATGCCTTTGAGGATGCACCACCTAAACACTCTTTCACCATCAGAAATAAGATGAGAGGGTGATATAGTGCAGAAAATGATAGTATGGGCGTTGTTTGATAGTGGTAACGGCTCATATACTAAAGCAATCAACACGCTTAATAGTTCGGGGGGGGCGAATATTGAAGTATATCCGATTGGGATAGATATTGAAAACAAGAACAATCATTTTATCCCTCTAAACCTTGCAGATTACTCACGCCTCTTTGGTGATAACAAGCTATTTGATACGCTTGACAAGCTACCACATCCAGATTTGATCATAGCAAGTCCACCTTGTGAGAGTTGGTCAAATGCTAGTGCGATGGCAAATGGCAACGCTTGTTGGAAAAAGGAAGATTTATCAGATAGTCTATTTGAGCCTCAAATACCACCTAGCATGTTTACTATTAGAGCAAACAAAGACTATGAGGATGCGTACAATAATTATCAGTATGATAGGCAATTTATGAAACGTGTTAATGGTGAGCTATGCGCCTTTAATACCATTGAAATCATAAAGAGGTATCAGCCTAAGTATTGGATAATTGAAAATCCAGCAACAGGGAGACTATGGAAGTATATAGAAACTATCATAGGCTTTCCATTGCCCTATAAAAACCCAACAAGGTACAACAACTATGATTACCCTTTGCAAAAACCGACCAAATTTGCAAGCAATCTATTTCTAAATCTCAACAATGATATAAATCCAGCAGAAATTGAATGGGGTAATTTTTCTAAATCGTATAATGAACGATCTAATATACCTCAAAAGTTACTTTTGGATATATTTCAGACAGTACTAAACCAATTTGAAAAGGAAACAGAAAAAAATGACAAAAATTGAAATCATTATGGTACTTACAACTTTAATGTCTATCACATGGGCAGCGATTGTTACAATCCATACTATGCAAGCTATTAAAAAGCACAAGGCAAAAGTGGATTATTATCAGAAACCACAAGTGCAATGTGAGATTGCACGTCATGTACTTAAAAACAAATGGTACTCAGATGGAGGGGAGGTGTTTAGATGAAAGTATTTGATGGCGCTAAAATGCGTGCTATCCGTAAAGAGGCAGAGCTTACTCAGTACGACCTAGCCCCTATGGTTGGAATTAGTCAAAACCGAGTAAGTGACATTGAGAGAAATGTTACAACTCCAACGATTGAGGAAATTGAGGCGTTTGCCGATGCTCTAAATACTCAAGTATCATCATTTTTAAGCAACGAGTCAGAAATTGAGGTTATTGCTAATACCTTTACCAAAAAGAAAAAGGATACGGATGCAGAGTCTCACTTTGACAACCCAACCGAGCAAATGGAGTTATTTGTTGATGATACTTTACTAGGTCATGACTTAACAGGCTATGTATTGATCAGCCAAAAAAACTATCTGGAGTTGTTAGATAGTCAAGATCGCTTAAAACAGTTACAAAAACTTTTGAAGTAAGGAGGACAATATGGATAAAAAACTTATTGGGTTAGACCTAACCCACATTGCAGATGGAGGATTACAGGAGAAACTAGACAAAGAGCTTGAAAAAGTCTTTGATAACATCCTTGACCTAAATACAGATGCGAAAGCAAAACGAAAAGTGACTATCACGCTTACGATGTCAGCTAACGAAGAGCGTACAGTGGTTGATACTATCATGGAGGTAAAATCAAAATTTGCGCCTCAAAATGGAGTAGCTACAACAATTCTTGTTGGGCGTGATTTTGATACAGGGCAAGTACATGCTAATGAGCTAAAAAGTACAGTACCTGGTCAAATGTACTTTGATGAAAACGGAGAAATTCTGACGGATATTGGGCAACCAGTGGCAGAAATTGAACAACAAACAGAAACAAAACAAGATATTATTGATTTCAACAAAAAGAAAGTAGGTAACTAATATGACAACAGAAAATCTTAAATCAGCATTGGAATACGCGGTAGAACTAAATGAGCATGGATTAGAAATTTTAACAGCTGCAGATGGCACAGAGTATTATGATGCCAACAAATTCAACCTCAAAGAACTTGACCCTAAACGCTATCCTAAAACTCTGGAGCTATCAACCTTGACAAGCCTTGTTGACTATCTCAAAACTGACCTCAACAATTTGAAAAAACAACGCTTGATTGTAGCAGTTGAGAAAAACGACGAGGTTTGTGTGTGGTCTGAAAATGATGAGTTAGAACGTCGTACATTACTTGTTGATGTTAAGGCACGTATTCCAGAGCTATCTTTTGGCCGTTTCCTATCGCCAGAACAATTCAACATCATGTTGCAATCAAACTTTATTGATGATAATGATCGTGGCACATTGCTAGAATTTGCTAGCGCATTGAAGATTGAGAATGGGGCTGAAATTGAAGATAATGGAGTATCTCAAGTAGCAACAGTTAAAACAGGGGTGGCAAGTCTTGCTAAAGGCAAAGCGCCTAATCCGGTTACATTGCGCCCATATCGAACTTTTGGAGAAGTTGAGCAACCAGCAAGCCTATTTGTTTTTAGGATTGATAAGCAAGCAAATATGGCTTTATTCGAGGCAGATGGTAAGCGTTGGGTAGCTGATGCAGTAGGAAATGTTGCAGCCTATCTAAAAGAGCAATTAGCAGACCAAAAACATATCACAGTATTAGCATAGGAGGAAAAAACAATGACTAAAGAAACTAAAAACACTGTATCAGCTGAAACTATCGTAGAGAACTTGAAAGAGTTCGCGGAGACACTACACGATGAGAGCAAAGAGGCAATGTTACACTTTCTTTTGACAAAGAATGTGAGCAAATTTAAAACAGCTAATATTATGCACAATATTAGTCATGATTTGCTAGATATCTTAGATGGTAAAAGTGCTAAAGAAGTGCTTGAAAAAACTGACGGAAATGAGGAAGATAGCTCTTTTGTTGGATCAATCGCTGTCAATGTAGAAACTGGGAAAGTTGAGGGGATTGATGACATCAAGGACACCAAAGTAAAAGAACAGATTTTAGCAGCTGTAAGTAAAGTGGTTGAAGAGCTAGGCGGTAATTAGATGGTCTTGTTTCTAAAATTGATGGTTATCAGCGCTTGCTTACTCCTTGCTATTCTGATTTTCGTTGCTGGGCATAAAACCTACAAAGATGGGAGAACTGACAAGGTGGTTTGGTTTATCTTTGATGCTTATGCTATCGCTTTGATTTATACAGTGATAAAGATTTTGGAGACATGACATGAAAAATAAAAATCGAGTTGGTCTATTTTTTGCACTTGTGGGCTTATCGCTATCAATGCTAAATCTAGGTTTGATAATCTCCAAAAATCACTATAAACCACAGGTGGCCAAGCTGGAGCAACAAGTGGATGAATTGAAAAAAAGAAAACCAGTCATTATTTATCAAGTTGACAATGCTAGTGGTGAGCTTATCGGAACGGTAACAGATAAAACCATTGTTGATGGGCATTATACGGTTACTATCGGAGCTTATGGCAAGTTTCTTGTTACTAAAGAGCAATATGATGCTCTTGATATTGGTGATGATGTACCAAAATTCTTAAAGCATAGAGGTTTTAAGTAATGAGTGAATTTTTAAACCAAGATTGTTTACAGGGAATGAAGAATTTTCCAGATAACTATTTTGATTTAGCTATTGTAGATCCACCATACTTTTCCGGGCCAGAAAAAAGAAAATTTTATGGAAGAAAAGTCAGTCCGATTGGCGTCAGCAGACTGTATGGTGAAACATCAGAGTGGCAAATTCCAAATAAAGATTATTTTGATGAGTTATTTAGAGTTTCGAAAAATCAAATCATTTGGGGTGTAAACTACTTCGACTATTCTTTTGGTTCTGGCCGTATCGTTTGGGACAAAGTTAATGGGCAATCAAGTTTTTCAGATTGTGAGATAGCATACTGCAGTTTGCATGATAGCACGCGCTTGTTTCGTTATATGTGGAATGGTATGATGCAAGGTAAGTCAATATCTGAAGGGCATATTCAACAAGGAAATAAGGCATTAAACGAGGTTAGGATCCATCCGACTCAGAAACCAACCAATCTTTATTTTTGGTTGCTACAAAACTACGCCAAAGAGGGGGACAAAATACTTGATACACATGTCGGTTCAGCAAGTAGTTTGATTGCTTTTCAGGAGTTAGGTTTTGAGTATGTTGGTTTTGAAAAAGATAAACACATATATGAGTTGGCAACGGGCAGGCTAAACAGCTATAAATCACAAATAAAATTATTCTAAGAAATTAGGAGTTTTGAATGAAATTTGAGTTTTCTTTGCCTCGAAATACTAAGCTAAAATCTCTAAACATGGTTATCAATAGTAACGACAGGCAACATCAAACAGATAAAGCTAAAGTTACTAAGCGTATTAGAGCTTTTGCTTATTGGCATACATCGATGAACAAGGATAAAGGGAGGGCTGCTTTTAGCCCCTCTAACCCTTGTGAGGTTACAGTTACAATTTATAGCCCTACTAAATCTAAATTAGATCCACCTAACTTGTATCCGACAGTCAAAGCTATTATTGATGGCATGACTGATGCAGGTATTTGGACAGATGATAATCATAAGGTTATCAAAAAGTTATCCTTTGTTTATGGTGGATTAAGTGAGGAGAAAGGGCATTATAGATTAGTGTTTGATATAGAGGAGGTTGAGTGATGATACAAACGCTTGAAGAAGGAATGAAGAATCAAAGTAAACGCATAAAAATCCCAATGGAAATCAGACCGTTTGATGTGGGTTATCGAATAGTAAATAAACACGGTCAAGCGCTTGCCTTAAAAAACGGAGCAAGTATATTCGCTTTACCTTCGCTGTCCGAAAAAGCGATAAAGAAAGAGTTTGGAAAAAATGATCCAGACTTTGACATTGGAAAACATTTTGTTGAAGAGGTCGCTATTGTCAATTTAAGTAAATTTCATAGTTATTTTGAGGAGGTGGAGTGATGGCAGATGAGCAAAATATTTTAGAGACGCAATTGATTTTAGGTAAGCAAGTTTTAGAAATTGTATTGGATTTGCTAAAAGACGATTCAAAAACAGGGGCAGTTCTACCTTTAAACATAAATGACCGTGAATTTACAATTACTGTAGAAAAGGAGGTCATAGAATGAAACGACCTGAACAACACCCATCTGGATATTTCATTCCTGAACTTATTGAATATGAAGATATTATCTTCAATAAAGACAGTGAGTATCACAAGCAGAAGAAAAAAGAAAAGAAAAATCCCATTTTTAACAGAAGTAAGTCCAAAAATAGACGGGCGCTTTGAGGAGGTTGAATAGATGGCAAAAATTGTACTAAAAAATCCCTACTTTGAAGAAGAAATCAAGGTAAAAGAAAGTTGCAAGCGTATAGCTTACATGTTGAATTGGATGGAAACAGGTAATTTAGATTATCTTCATTTACAACAGATTGAGCCTACTGAAACTATCATCACGATAAATCCTAAACACTTTGCAAAGATTGAATTTTACGAGGAAGATTTGGGATGATACCGAAGTTTAGAGTTTGGGTGAATAAAATTAAAGCGATTTTTGAACCAGATGACATTATTGACATCAATTATGAAGAAAAGGAAATCTTTACGCAAGATATCTATTTTGTAGAGGGATTGCCAGATAGTAGGGTTTTACATCGCTATGACTTTGATGAAATCGAACCCATGCAATCAACAGGCCTCAAAGATAAGAACGGTAAAGAAATCTTTGAGGGGGATGTTGTCAAAATGGCTAAGGACGTCTATTCTGAACCGACTTATTATGAGGTTGTAAGACATCGTGGTGGAGCATATCGTATTGAATCCAAACAACACGGATGTGAATTGTGGCTACGACATATTGATTGTGAGGTCGTTGGGAATATCTATGAAAATAAGGAGTTATTAGATGCCTGATGTAGAGTGGATTGTGGAGAATTGCCATATGATGCAAGATAATGGAGTCTGGGCAGGAGAAAAACAGATTTCCTATGCTAGCCCAGATGGTCAATACACATATTACATCAACAAGCGGAAAGATGGAACTTATTACTTGCATGGAGCAAGTAAACATTATGGAAGAAATTGAGGTGAAGTAATGAACTCGGAAATAGTTGATAATATCAACAACCCAAGCCACTATCAAGGACGATATGGTATGCAATCTATCGATGCTCTAAGAAATTTTATGACACCTGAACAATTAAAGGGTTTTTATCTAGGA